GTTGCACAAGTGCAATATTGCCTTATGTGCAGATGTTTGCACATTGCACATAGCCTTCCTAGGTAATACTAGGAGGCAGTGTTGTGCAACCCTGCCCCCTCTAGGAAGGCTCAAGCCAAGCCACCAGTGGTCGCGCCCGCTTCGCTATAGCGCTCGACGCCCCCCCTCCGCTTCGCTGCGGGGCGCTAGTTTTTTAGATAGACATTCTGGCCGTCGGTTGTGTTGGGGATGATCATTATCAATTTGTCATGGTTGAAAATAACAACAAGAAACTCCGCCGATTCTGCTTAACATGGAACAACCCGCCTACGACCGCCGTCGAGCAGCTGATCGAATTCGCAACGAAGAAAAAAGCCGTTTACGCTATTTTCGGACGGGAAACAGGGGACTCGGGGACCCCTCATATCCAAGGATATGTCCATTTGCAGACCGCTATGACTTTTACGGCAGTCAAGTCAGCATTCCCCGCGCTTCACTTGGAAAAGGCAAAAGGAACAGCGCAGCAGAACAAGCTCTACTGCTCGAAAGAGAACGACTTCGAGGAGATGGGATCATGCCCCCAAAGTTCGGGAGACGCCACCAAACTCGTTTGGAAGAAGATCTTCGACTTGGCATCCAACGGAGATTGGACTACACTCCAACAAGACCACCCAAGAATTTGGGTCACTATGTCAGAGAAACTAAAATCACTCCGTGTACCCCGTACAACAGTGATTCAGGGCGAACTCCAGAATGAATGGTGGTATGGAGAAACTGGCACAGGCAAGTCAAGACTCGCCTGGGATAAATACGGGACTATCTGCTACCAGAAAATGCTCAACAAGTGGTGGGATGGTTACGACGACCAGCCTGTCGTAGTGATCGAAGAATGGTCGCCAAAGAACGAAGTGACATCAAGCGCGTTAAAGATTTGGGCGGATCGATACCCTTTTACCGCCCAGATAAAAGGGGGTGTCTTGCAGAAAATACGACCGCTTAAAATCATCGTGATCTCCAACTATCGCCTGGGCGATTGTTTCCCGGATACCCGTGACGCGGAACCTATCTCGCGTAGGTTCAAGCAATACAACTTCCCACAGGATGCGGAGAGAGTCGGGTTGATATCCGATGACTTCATCGGGACACTGAGCCCAGCAGGTGAGCCACAGGTTGATACGACAAGCAGCACCTGCGAGACGATTCTGAACGAAGACGACGAGGACTCGCCACTGTTCGTGACGGACCCAGAAGCGTATAGTTTGGTTGGTGTCGGTGACATCGAGGCCCAAGCGTGGGTTGATTACGCAAACCAGCATGCCTTCTCACAGTTGATGGAGTTAGAACAGCTGCCATGATTGTTTATCGTAACACGCGGTGTGCATCTATTACATGTTTGTATCGGTTCTTTCCGTCGGTAGATAATTCAATAATGACTCCTCCTTTGGTTACCGGTTTCGGTTAAATTACTATTAATTTCATTTCTATCGTAGGACTCTGTTGTTCGTTACTTCACTTTGTTCGTCTCACCAGGGACTCCGTCTGGTCCTACTCTGGGCATTCCATTATATTTAATTTCACGCAAGCCGCTACACCTGCATGCGTCCTCATTATTGATTTCTCTACCGAGGCAAGAAGCGAAGCAACCAAGTTACAAGATGGACACCGGCGCGTTAACTCCAGAACAAGCACGTACGCGTCTCCGCTCTCCAATCAACGTGGCGGGCAATGCCTTGATTCCGATCATCCAGCACTGGGCCACGATGGTCGACGAGCAACAACAAACGATTGACGCCCTCAGGGTCATCAACGATAACGTGATCGAGTACAACCGCCGTCTCATTCGTAGAAACGATCAGCTGGCTGACCACTTGCGCGATCTCAACCAGCAGCTCAACGTGTCTGCGGCTCAGAACATCCAGATGGAGGTCACCGGCGAACAACTCGTTGACATCATCTGCCGCATCGTCCGTGAGAACCCAGTATTGCGTGATCAATACCGCGAGGAGTTCTTCCTGGCGGTCGCTGGGTTTACTCCGGAGAATCCAATCGACCTCACGGCGATGGAGGAAATCGACGAGGATCTTTAAGCAGGTCATTTTTAGGCAAGAGCAGCCCTTTATATTGGATAATAAAAGATATATGCTTCGCATAAACCTAAACGCTACTTATGCACTTCTTCACTGGCTTTCTCTGAACACTTCACAGGCTGTCTTTCGCCAGCTCCAGCTGTCTACGCATTTTCCAAGCCTTTACTCCTCGATTGAAATTTTGAAACCTATCGGCGCTATCGCGATCAGACATGGTGGGATGCTCAGATGGACCCAACAACTGAGTTGATGGGTCAATCCAACCACCCGCCCATTGATAACCGCCACGCTTGCCTTCGGCATCGCTAGCTTCAATGTTGGGGCTAGGGTCCCAATATTCAGCTGTACCGACTCGGACAGTATCTAAATATCGTCCATAACCGTGTCTGATTAAGTTATTAGTCTTCCGATTTGGGCTGCTGTACCGAGTGCGGTACCAGCCATCGTAAGAAAAGGGTTGCCGCTCATGCTCGCAACTACAACATCACATACCGTCATTAAACGTCCCTGGAGCACTATTAGCCATAGCAATGCGACTACCCGTTGCACCTCGCGTTGGACGAGGGTACGGGTGGTAACGCAATCCTGCTTGTCGCCTACCTTGGCCCGCGCCTGCCATCGCGTTTAAAGCTGTATTGATAGCATCATTGGTCCGAGTAGGGACCTCGGAGTCCAAAGCCGACACGCTCGTATGAGCTTGAGCACTCGCAGCACCAGCCAACGCCGTAACGTTGTACGTCGAGGCTGGGGTTGCTTGTGAAATAGAAGTCGACCGAGGAATACACTCGTAGTGAGTGATATTCTCAATCGAAATAGGGGTAGACGCAACTGCGACTCCGCTAACCGCGACAAGAATAACTCCCCATTGGCACGCCACTTGGAATTCGTGTCGCTCGGATGAACCCCATACGACACTATCTGTGTCGATGTAACGTTGAGATGTGCAATCGAGTGGTCGATTCACAACAGTCAACCCTTCCCCTGTCAACCGACCAATAGGGTACCGTTTGTACCCTGGGACGGATTGAAGTTGGGAAAGACTCAGTGGCGCGCTCCATGTGGTTTGTTGATACGTGGACATGGTAAACACTGCCACGTGAACAAACCCAACCGCGCTGATTGGACTGAGACCAGATGTAATGCGTACCGCATGAGCAACTGGACGGAAAAGTTCAAAATCGCTACGCAATTGTGCAAGCTTTCCCGAGTCGACAGACGAGGCGTAGGCAGCCGCCCACGACCACGTCGATGCGTCGACAGGCGAACTTCCAAAGAAAGTTTTAGTCGCCACAGGATTGATGCCAATACAACGACAAGTCTCGGCAGCTCCAGTAACCACATCAAACACATCCTGCGATTTGAAGGGTGTACTTGGCTGCGAATTGGCATCAGGGATCTTGACGCCGTTAACATTTTCGTCAAACGGATTCGCTTGACTCAAGACGTACTTGTCGCCGTCTTTGGTGCCAGACACAGGGCCAGCACTCTGCGAACTTCCCTGAGACATTCGTGTACTGCGACGACGAGTGCGTTTAGGGGTAGTGGTACGCTTATATGAACGTCGACGCGGAGCCGACTGCGCATAGGATGCGCGACGACGAGGCGTGTAACGTTTGCGCGAGCGGTAACGTGAGTACGCCATCTTTTGATTTGTGAGTTTCAAATTTTTGTTCCCAAGTTCAATGTTGCACTTGAACTTGGGTAGTGCACGTTGCACATGCACTTTATATATGGGCAAGTTGCACAAGTGCAATATTGCCTTATGTGCAGATGTTTGCACATTGCACATAGCCTTCCTAGGTAATACTAGGAGGCAGTGTTGTGCAACCCTGCCCCCTCTAGGAAGGCTCAAGCCAAGC